GTGGAAGTGAGTCAGCCATTTATGGCCGTCGACTCACCACCACCAGTTTTCCCGCCCTATTCGAGTGCCCAGCAATGAGCTTTTCCGGCAAGCCCACCACCCTGGTTGACCTGACTATCGAGAACGACGGCTTTTGGCCGGACCTCTCGGTGGCCGAGTTTCAGAAGAGCTACCGCCTGCCGGCCGAGTACCTGGGCGAGATGCTGGCCGCTGACTTGAGCACGGCGATGATCGAGGTCAACGCTGACCTGGCCAAGCGCCGCAGCGCCTGGCAAGCGGCTGGCATCAGCAACGTGGCCTTGGCTGACCCGATGGTGCTGCCCGAACGCAGCTTTCACGTCGCCACCTACAAGCGCGCGGTGTATTGCCGGGCCAAAGCCAGCCTGCTGACCCAGTTCGCCACCGTGACCCGCCGCGACAGCGCCGAGAACACCGGCAAGGAGCTGCCCGAGCGCACCGAAACCTTTCTGGAATTCAGCCAGCAGGCGGTACGGGTCATTCAGGGCCGTGGCCGCATGACGGCGGTGCTGCTGTGAACAAGCTGCGCGCCCTAACCACTTTCCTGATCGAGCGCCGGTTGGTGTTGCCCGAGCAGCTGGATAGCTGGGCTGAGCAGGTGACCCTGGAGCTGATCTGGAAGCCCGACTTGGCCGGCTTGCACCTGGGCGATATGCGCTACCGGGCGGTGATCGTGCTGGAGCGCTTCGCCGACCATCCCGGCCGGCTGATGGCCTTGCTGGCCAGTTGGCTGGAAAACCACGACCCCGAGCGCGACCGCCATGAGCTGGCCGCGCCGACTTTTGACATTGAGGCCCTGGACAACGACCTGGCCGACGTGGAATTGACCCTGGAGTTTGTCGAGCCGCAGTACCTGGCCGAAGACCCCGCCGGCGAAATCAGCGCCTTCGGTACCACCTGGGCCTTTGTGCCGTTCGATCTGTGGATTGCCGAGCACGGGGAGGTGGCTGATGGCAGCCAGTAACGCCTTTAACCTGGACGTGCGCGGCCTGCTTGATGTGCAGGCGCAACTGGCCCTGGCCAGCCTGCCACCCAAATTGCGTGCCCGTCTGATGAACCGCGTGGGCCAGCGCATCCGCACGCAGTGGCGCAAGCGGGTCCGCAGCCAAGCCGACCTGAACGGCGGGGCCTTTGAACCCCGCGCTCGCAAACGCAAAAAAGGCCAGAAAGCCAAGATGCTTTCGGGGTTGGCCGCCGGTATTACGGTGCGTCGGCTGACCGAAGGCGCCATGGAGCTGGGCTGGGGCAAACGCAAGACGGCAATGATCGCTGGTGTGCATAACGCCGGCATGGTGCAGCGCCGCACCGCTGCGCAAATGCGCGGCTACACCCGTAACGAACCGCTGAAGGCGACCGTGGCGCAGGCCAAACGCCTGCGCCGACTGGGCTACAAAGTGGCCGCCGGCACGACCAAGCGCGGCGCCAAGCGCCAGGTGCGGCCCGCCGTGAACTGGATCACCGAGAACATCAAATACCGCCAGGCCAGTCTGCTGATCAGCAAGCTCAAAAGTGAGCGCCCAGGACCCAGTAGCTGGGAAATCGAACTACCCAAACGCGAGTTCTTCGGTATTGCCAATACCCAGGAAGTCAGCGACCTGGTGGCCTACCTGCTCCCCCAAATTATCAACTCACCCCGCTAGCGAGGCACTGCATGGCACTCGGCAAAGTCAGCGTCAACAATCTCAACCTCGGCCAGGGCGCCGTGACCGAGATCGAGCGTTATTTTCTGTTCATCGGTCCCGCGCCAAGCGGTGTCGGCGAGCTGATCCCGTTAAACACCCAGAGCGATCTGGACGTGGCCCTGGGCGCTGCCGACAGCGACCTGAAAACCCAGGTCACCGCCGCCCGCCTGAACGGCGGCGACCGCTGGAGCTGTATCGCCGCGCCGATTGACGCCCTGGCCGGCAGTTGGGCAGACGCCCTGGAGTTTTCGCAGCAGCAAGGCTATTCGGTAGAGGCGGTGGTGATCACCACGCCAGTGACCGACGGCGGAGAGCTGAGCGATATGCACGACGCCGCAGTGCTGCTGAACAGCACCTATGGCCGCCGCGTGTTCGTGATGGCCGCCACCGCTGGTATCGATCCTGCGCTGCAAAGCTGGACGCAGTACCTAACCGAACAACGCCTGATCACCAAAGACCTTGCCGCGCCGCGCGTGCTGGTGGTGCCGCAGCTGCACGGCAACGACCTGGGCGTGCTTGCCGGGCGCTTGGCCAACGCGGCGGTGAGCATTGCCGACAGCCCGATGCGCGTGGCCAGTGGCCCGCTGTTGGGCCTGGGCGATACACCGCTTGACCTGGACGCGCTGCCGCTGCCCTCGGCCGTGCGCGCCGAGCTGGATGCCGCGCGGTTTTCCGTGTCGCAAACCTACCCCGACTACCCCGGCGTGTTCTTCGGTGACGGCAACATGTTGGACGCCCCCGGCAGCGACTTTCAGGTGGTCGAGTACCTGCGCATCACCGACAAGGCCGCGCGCCGCGTGCGCATCCTGCTGATCCAGCGGGTGGCCGACCGCCGCCTGAACAACACGCCCAACGCCATGGCCGCCGCCACCAGCGCGCTGATGGCGCCGCTGCGGGCCATGTCGCGCTCGGTGCAGTTCGCCGGCCAGGTGTTCCCCGGCGACATCGAACCGCCCCAAGACGGCGCCATCGTGCTGGTCTGGCAGAGCAAAACCAAGGTCGAGGCCTTTATCAAACTCACGCCCTACAACTGCCCGAAAGACTTGACGGCGAACATCGCTCTCGACCTTTCCAACGACGCTTCGGAGTAAGCCATGGCCCGCATTGGTGGCAAGAATTTTGACGTAAACCTTGGCGACCTGCTGGTGCATGTCGAGACCTGCACGTTGGATATCACCGACAACACCGCGGTGGCCCAGGACAAGGGCGTACCCAACGGCTATGTGGATGGCGACGTGTCGGCCAGCGGCGAGATGGAGTTCGACACCATCAACTTCAGCCTGCTGATTGAGGCGGCTCGCAGCGCCGGCAGCTTCCGCCAGCTGGAACCCTTCGACGTGGTGTTCTTCGCCAAGACCCCCACCGAAGAGATGCGCGTGGAAGCCTTCGCCTGCCGGTTGAAGGTCAGCAGCTTGCTCAATGTCGACCCCAAGGGCGGCGAAAAGAGCAAGCACAAGGTGCCGTTCGACGTGACCAGCCCGGACTTTGTGCGCATTAACGGCGTGCCGTACCTGGCCGCCGCTGAAATTGAAGGCCTGCGCTGATGAGTGACTGGGTCGATTGCGCGGTTGACCGCGAAGAGCGGGAACTGGCACGGGCCTTAGCCGCTCAGTTGGCCCGCTCGCCGAACGGCCCCAGCCTGATCTATTGCACCGCCTGCACCGAGGAGATCCCCGCCAAGCGCCGCGCGTTGGGTGGGGTGGTTCGCTGCACCGAGTGCCAAACCCTTTTCGAGAAGCGAGCCGCCCGATGACCAGCCCCTGGCCGAACTTCAGTTATGCCGAACTGCGCTGCAAATGTGGCCAGTGCGCCAGCGATGGCCGCGAGATAGCCCCGGCCCTGATGGACCTGGTGCAAACCCTGCGCAACTTGTACGGCCAGCCCCTGGTGATCAGCAGCGCGTACCGCTGTGCACGCCACCCGGTGGAAGCCCGCAAGGCGCAGCCGGGCGTGCATACCGAAGGGCTGGCGGTGGATATCGCCTGCAGCGGCGCCGCGGCGCGGCAGGTTCTGGCCTTGGCCATGGGCCTGCCGTTTACCGGTGTCGGTATCGCCCAGAAGGGCAGCGGGCGGTTTATTCACCTGGACCTGGCCCCGGCCAGCGCCGCCCGCCCGCGCCCATGGCTGTGGAGTTACTGAATGAACCGTCTTTTGCTCGGTACTGCCTGTATTGCTGTCGCTCTGGTTGGCTGCTCTTTCAGCGACACCCGCACGGTGGTGGCACGCAGCGCTTCCACTCTAGTGGCAGCGTACTGCCAGGCACCAGAAACCGCCCGAGCGTTGCTGCGCGAGCGCATCGCGGTCGACACAGCGCCCAACGCGATTCGAGTGGAGTGTGCCGCCGATGCCCTTTAGCAGCGATCTGGTCGTCAAGGCAGTAAACGGTTCGGCACTGTGGGATTTGGTCCGGCCGCTGTTCTTCGTCACCGCCGATGGTCGACCGGTGCCAGTGCCTGCGGGCTATCGCACGGACCTGGCCAGCGTGCCGCGTCTGGTGTGGTGGCTGGTGCCCCGCGACGATGAATTGGCCCGCCGGCCCGCCGTGGTGCACGACTACATCTACACGCACCTAACCCGCACATTCACCAAAGCCGAAGCCGACCTGGTGTTTTACCAAGCCCTGCAGGAAGAGGGCATGCACAAGCCTCTGGCCTGGCTGATGTACTGCGCGGTCCGCCTCGGTGGCCGCGGCAATTGGAGCGCGTAATGGAACTGACCCCGCTGACCATCAGCGTACTGCTGATGCTGACCCAACTGGCGATGACCGCCGTGGTGGGCTTTCAAGTGCACCTGTTCAAACAGGTCGTCGCCGCCCGCCGTGAGCACCTGGAGCTGCGCCTGCACATCGCGCAGACATACGTGCGCATCGATCAATTCGACAAAGTGATCAACCGGTTGGAAAACC